CTCTTGACGAGCTCCCTGGTGCTACTGCACAGTTATCCATTTCAAAGGTTGAAAGACCCGAGAAATCGTGATAACTCCATCAAAGAAGTCTTTTAAAGAACATAAAGGAATTCTCAGTAGTCTTCCTCCCTATATCCATTGCAATCCCTTCATTAAGGGCTATATGTTCTTACATATAGTAGGTAGCTCAAGTTTCTTGGTATAAATATCAAGTTATTGAGTTACTAAAAGAATGGCTTATATAGGGAATGTCCGTACAACGCTAAAAGAAGAACGTCGGCTCTACTGGCTGTAGAGCTAGACTATTCTGTTGTATGCAAGATTAAGAAAGCTATATGTAGCAAACCACTTTAATACATGAAAAATTTTCATTTTCAAATATTAAAAAGGTTACTACTTTGGGCTTTCCCAAGCTCTGCTAATATAATCAAATCCTTCTTTAGATCCTTTGAATCTTGACTCTTTAAAGTCATGAAACATTGGGGACTTATATATCTTATCAAATATTATAAACAGATGAGACTACATTGTACTAGGTACATATGTGGTTATCCGTTGTTTAATAATGATATGAGAATAGGTCTTACTAAAGATGGGTGACCAAAGAGATTACTTTTCTTGAAACCCTTAGTCGATGAAGGTGGCCCTATTGGAATAAAAATTGTTCTAACAATTTTAAATTTCAGTAGAGCCTGGGAACTTACCAATTCTGAATGAGAAAAGGTAGAACCTAATTTTGACAATATTACAAAACCACAGAAATGTGATTTTCATATATTTGATAAATACCTTCATGACTTTGTAAGAGTTAACAAGTTAAAGTTACCCTTACCTAAATTCGATATTAAAGATATTAAGCTTTGTAATAAAGGTGGACCACAAGGTCCTGCCTCTAAAACTGCCATGATGAATCTCAGTATGTATACTGAAGATCAAAAGGTAAACTTACTATCTTTAACAGACGACTTTGGTAAGGAATTCCTTGCCGATTCATTTAAAGTGGCAAGTTTCCTTAAGGAAACTTGAAATTATCCTATATTAGGAAAACTTTCTTTTGTTTCAGACCCTGAAGCGAAGTTAAGAGTTATAGCCATTTCTGACTATTACACTCAACTAGTTCTAAAACCTATTCATAATAATATATTATCATTATTGAAAAAGTTTAGATGCGACAGAACCTTTACACAAAAGCCATTCCATAAATGAAAAGACAATGGGGAACATTTCTATAGTCTTGATTTATCAGCCGCAACAGACCGATTCCCAATCAGTCTTCAACAAAGATTATTATCCTTCATTTATAATGAAGAATTTTCTCTAAATTGAAGAAAGATATTATCTGAAAGGGATTTCGGAGTACTCCCTGAGAAGTTTTACTTGAATAAAGGTAATCCTGCTCTAAAATTAGAGACAGATTTTTACAGATATTCTTGTGGACAACCCATGGGTACGTATTCATCTTGAGCGGTGTTTACCTTAACACATCATTTCATTGTGTATTTCTGTGCTAGATTAAATGGTTTTAAAACCTTTAATCAGTACATTATACTTGGTGATGACATAGTTATCAAAAATGATAACGTTGCCAAAACCTACATTGAAGTAATGGAAGGCTTAGGGGTTGAAATCTCTGTTCAGAAAACTCATAAATCTTTAACGACTTATGAATTCGCTAAACGTTGAATTCGCCCCTTCGAACATGTTAAAGAACTAACTGGAATTCCTTTAAAAGGAATTATTCATAATTTTAGAAATCCACAAATAGTTTTCACTATTTTGTATGATTTCTTTAAAATTAAAAATAATCCAATTCTTTATCATACTTCTTTGGTAAACTTTTTGGTGAATCAATTGTATGGATTTATCTCAATACCGATCTATAATAAGAAGACTAAACGGGTTAAACCATTTATTCCTCGTATTAATAGAAAAGTGTTGAAACAAATCCTTACCTTAGAGCTGGCACTAGATCAGACATTTGGATATCTTACATTTGAAAAGTTTAGAAACTTTTGAAATGCTTGATGTCCAAATGAAGAAATAGTTACACCGCCTAATTTAAGTATAGGCCTTCTCTATTTGAAAAGGATACTTACAGGTGGTATTGCCAGTACTGTGTCATTGAGTGACTACGAGTTAACAGACAATCTCTTTGAACAATTAGTTGTTCAATTTGAGAAAGTTTATAAATCGTATAACTTAACGATACATCCCCAATTCTTAGGACTAGCAAATCTTCTAGAAGATAGAATTAAAATTCTTAAGAAGTTTCAATCTAATAGCGATGAATTGTCTATGTACAATATCGCTAAAGAGGTTGTAACTCTTAAAGTCGATTCCATTTTTAATAAAGATAAAGAGAAATTCTCTATCATATTAGAAATGGGTAAACTTATCTCTAAAGGATTTGCCCAACATGAAATTCTTAGTAATGAATTTGTAGTGCAAAATGCACTTCCATTCACTCCTGAACTCAGATACTTTAATGATATAATCTTCAATTATGAAGAAACATTAAAGGCTCTGATTAAGGAATTTACTAAGGATTACCTTCGTTTCTATCTTGATATTGAATATCAAGATGCTGAAGATCCTATACACAGTTCAATTTGAACGTATACTAGGATGGCCAGCATCCTTGCTATGTCAACACCTCCAGATGAAGCCGAACTAAATTATTATGGTCGGCCTATTCCTCGGATGTGAAAAGAAAGGTGAAACGAATGGTGTTATTAATGTTGAGTTCTAGTAACTAATACTTGTCTCTTTCAAGCGCAAGCTTGGGGAACTTGGATAGTGTTTCTCTAAGGTCAATTTTTATATACCTAGCTTTGGAAAACCAAAGATCAGTAACCCCTCTTCAC